CAGGTTCCGCAGGCGGCATAACCGGGTCCTATACCTCTGGCGGCGGCGGCGCTGGCGGTGCCACCGGTACCGCAGGCGTGGCCGGTACCGCAGGCAACAACGCCAGCGCCTCAACTCTTCTTGGCGCTCAAGCGGGTGGCGGTGGTGGCTACGGAAGCGCCGGCCTCGGCGGTGCGGGTGGCGCTGGTGGCATCCCTGGATGCGGTGGCGGCGGCGGCGGTATTGGCACCTCTGGCGGCGGCGCTGGCGGTGCCGGTGGTCGCGGCGAAGTCCGAGTCTATTGGTGGTAGGGGGAAATCATGCGAGCAGCAGTCATCACAAACGGTGTTGTGACCAACATCATCGAAGTGGCGAACCTCGGCGTCCTTCCTGATCTGGTCGACGCGACGGGCGCTGATATCTGCGATCTATGGAACGGCACGACCTTCACGACACCGCCACCTGCCATTGTCGTTCCCACCTCAGTCAGTCGCTTCCAGGCGCTTGCTGCGCTATCGAATGAGGGGCTGCTGACCTCAGTGCAAAATGCTGTGAATGCCTCGACCAATCCCTTGGTACCGCTGGCCTTCAACAATGCGCAGACATTCGATCGGGACAGTGCGACTGTCGCCACGCTCGCGGCAGCGCTCAATTTGAGCAGCGCGCAACTCGACAGTTTGTTCGTCGCAGCCGCAGCGATCACGGCCTAAAACGAATATGGCTACCGCTTCATTCCCGAACATGTCGTCGGGGCTGGACCTTGACGTCTATCCACCGGACACGCTGCCGACCGAGTGGACAGGTGCCCAGAACATTCGTTTTCGGGATGGGTACGCTGAAAAGATGCAGGGGCATGCTGGTATTTTCGGTACGCCTTCCGGTGCTCCATATGCCGTGTTTCCGGTCAATGGTGTCAATGGAATTTACTGGGTCTATTGCACTCTGACTAATATTTATTGCGCTCAAAACAGCACGAATACCGACATCACGCGGCAATCCGCTGGTGTAGATGTGCCCTATGTCGGCACTGCGGCGAATCGCTGGAACGGCGGCACGCTTACCGGTGTGCTGGTGCTGAATAACGGTGTGGATGTGCCGCAGCAATGGGGGGGCAATCCTGCCACGCCGATGGCGAACCTGTCTAACTGGCCGGCGAGCACAACTGCGCAAATCATCCGGCCATTTCGCAATTTCTTGATTGCGATGAATATCACTCAGTCAGGGGTGACGGATCCCTCTCTGGTGTGGTGGTCTACCGAGGCGGCGCCGGGTGCGGTACCGGTGACGTGGAGTATCAGCGATGCTACGCATGATGCTGGCCAGCAGGACTTGGCCGACACCCCCGACATGCTGATTGATGGCCTCGCACTGGGTCAAACCTTCCTGGCCTATAAAGGCAATTCAACATGGCTCGCGCAGTACATCGGCGATCCGTATGTGTTTTCGTGGCAACCCATTTCTAAGCAGTCCGGCATATTGGCACAGAACTGCGCGGTCGAATGGCCCGGCGGTCATGCGGTTATGACGCAAGGCGATATTGTCACGATCGATTTCAATGGCAATGTCGTCTCGATTGCAGATGCTAGGGTGCGGAATTATCTATTCAACACCATCGATTCAACCAATTTTGGCAATTCGTTCGCCGTTGCCAACTTCCGACGCAATGAAGTGTGGTTCTGCTTCCCCACGCTAGGTAACACGTGGCCGAATCAGGCGCTGATCTGGAATTGGAAACTCAATACCTGGGGTGTGCGTGACTTGCCAAATGTGACGCACGCCAATTCGGGGGTTGTCGTCTACAACCAAGGCAATTCTTGGCAAGTGGAAACCGCTACTTGGGCCACTCAAACGAAAGTATGGGGACAAAACGAGTTCTCTCAAACAACGCAGCGAGTTGTCATGTCATCGGTGACGAATAACGCGCTCTATCTGGCAGATGTAGGCGAGACGATTAACGGCACGCTGATGAATGCCCAGGTCCAAAAGACCGGAATCATCTTTGGCGATGCCACGCGCATGAAGCAAGTCACTGAAGTCTGGCCGGTCATTGAAGCGCCTGCCGGAACAGTGGTGAATATCTCGGTGGGCGCGCAAATCGATTGCGAAGCCCCTATCACGTGGTCCGGTCCTTATCCCTTCACCGTAGGAACCTCGGTCAAGGTCGATACGCTCGGCGCGCCGCAAACACGCTATGTAGGCGTCATGTTTCAGACCCAAGCGATTTGCACCTGGCGCGTGCGCAATTTCACGATGAACGCCGATTTGCTGGGGACTTACTGATGGCCTATATCCCAGCTCAACCGCCGACTGATCCAACTGCGATTCCAGCGTATCTGAAATCTGAACTGCAAAAGATGGCGCTCAATCTCGCATCGCAGCAACCCGCAGTTCGCTATGCCCAGCAAGCGGTCTTACCCGCCAAGCCGCGTGAGGGCGACACAGCTTATTTTGCCGCCAATGTCACGGCTCCATCGACTGCGGCAGGCCTCTATCAATACCGATCCGGCGCCTGGGTCAGACTAGCTTAGGACAACTCCCTTGAAGAATTTCCAACTCATCGCGCAAAGCGTCGATGTGCTTCCGCTCGTCTTATCGATCAAGCAGCACCCGGAACTGTGGAATCAGCATGCGCTACGCAAAGAACATGCTGGCACGCCTCACACGGAAATGACTGATATCTGGATCCGGTATCGCGATGAAAAAGACTATGACGCAGCCGATCCAAAGGCATTCATCGGGCCGCACTTCCCGAAGTGGTATGAGGCTTACGCGGTGCTCCCGCAATTGCGTCCATTGATTTTTAGTCTGATGGCACGCATGGAAGCCACGCATCTCGGCGGCATTCTCATTACACGCATTCCCCCTGGTGGTCGCATCGCGGCACATACTGACAAAGGCTGGCACCCAGAGTTCTATAACACGAAGCTTTACGTGGTGCTTGAAACCAATCAAAACGTTGGCTTTCGCGTGCTCAATGAATCTGTGTTCATGCAGACCGGCGATGTCTGGTGGATCGATAACACCAAAGAGCATGAGATTTGGAACGATGGCGATACCGATCGGATGACGCTAATCATCTGTATGAGGCGCGAATGACCAACGCTAAAGAATTGTCCGGCCTCTCTGACTTTGAGCCAGTAGAGATTCCGGAGGGAATAGAAATACACACCTCAGATGGGGTCTTCATCAAACAAATGTGCCTGCCGCGAGCAGGCATTTTTATTCCTCAGCACTCCCACACATACGACCACCACTCAATGCTCGCTACCGGATCAATTCGGGTTTGGCGAGATGACAAATTGGTTGGCGATTTCAAGGCGCCCGCTGGAATTTTGATTGGCGCGGGAACGAAACACACGTTTATGAGCCTTGAGCCATCCGTCGTTTATTGCATCCACAACATCGAGCGCACTGGTGGGGTTGACGTGCTCGAAGAACACGAATTTTCGAAGGAGTAATCATGCCCTGGGGAGCAGCTATAGGAGCCGCTGGTTCTATCGCGTCAGCAGCCATCGGTAGCAGTGGGTCAACCACTAGCACCGGCACGACAAGCATCAATCCAGTTTTGAATGGGATGATATTCGGCAACACCCAGCAAGGCGGCACTCAAACGGGCTTGATCGGTCAGATCAACGCCGATGCCAACAATCCCCAAAACACCGGCATGTACAACTATGGCAATGCCATGGAGAACTACATGGGGTCCGGGCAACCCATGAGCCAGATGTCGAATGCGCTGAATACGGCCAACGGCATGCTAGGTTTCGACCAGAAAACGCCGACCATGCAAGCGGCAAACATGGGAGGCGGCGCACAAATGAATGCTGCGTATATGGGTGCTGGAACCATGAACGCCGCGCAGATGCAGGCAGCGCAGATGCAAGCCGCACAAGGTCAAGCCGCTCAGATCAATGCGCCGTCACAAAACAACATGAATCTCAACGGCACCATGCAGACCATGTTGAGCGGTGCGTCTGGCAATAACCCGTATTTGAGTGGTCAAATTTCGCAGGGCATCGATCAAGCGAACGATGCCTACCAAAACACGATGACCAACACGAACAACAATATGTTGCAAAACATATTGCCATCGATCAATACCGGCGCCGAAGTGGCCGGAGGTTATGGTGGATCTCGTCAAGCGCTTGCTCAAGGCATTGCACTCGGCAATATGGGGACTGCAGAATCGCAAGCTGCATCGCAGATGGGTATGAATAATCAGGATGCTGCGGCGAATGCTCAAGCAAATTCCTACATGCAAGGACAGAGCAATTCCCTATCGGCGCTCAACAATCTTTCCAATAACCAGTACAGCACGGCGACTAACAATGCAAATCTGCAACAGCAGATGGGCCTCACGAATGTCAACAATCAACAGCAAGCAAATCTAGCGAATGCTGGGTTTATGCAGTCAGCAAATCAGACAAATGCCGCCAATCAGCAGCAAGCGGCCATGACTAATTTGCAGGCGTCCCAACAATCCGGCTTGGAAAATGCCAACAATCAGCAACAAGCGGGCCTCGCAAATTCTAGTTACGCGCAGCAGGCGAACATGACCAACTCCGGCTATCTACAGGCCGCGAACCAAAACAATCTGCAATCTAATCTCAGCACCAACTCACTGAACAGTCAGAACGCGCTGAGTGCGATGGGTCAAATCTCCAGCTTGAACGGCCAGGTCTACAACCAGGGTACCGCGCAGAACGCTTATCCGATCTGGAACACGCAACAAGAAGTCAACCAGTTGTCGCCGTTCACGGGTCTCGGCATCAGCTCATCGCAAACGACGCCCTATTTCACCAACCCAGTGGGCAGCGCTATAGGCGGAGCAACAAGCGGGCTGGGTCTTATGAACGCATACAACAACTCGAATATTCCGTCGCTGTTCGGCGCGAGCGGTAGCGAAAACTCTGGCTCGTCGGCATACAGCACGCCAGACGATCTTATCTCTGGATACGGCTATTAATCAAAAGGTGTGGACATGGGACTTCTCGACGGATTAATGAGCGACCCGCAGTCCATGGGGTTGCTGACGGCCGGCACCAACATGATGGCGGCTAGCGGGCCGAGTCGGATGCCGGTGGGATTGGGTGCGCCGCTGGCCGCCGGAGTGTCGGGCTATCAACAAGGAATTGCAAATAGTCGGCAAATGCAGCAGCAATTGATGATGATGGGGCTGCTGCAAAGCGCGATGGGTCAAGGCCAAGGTCAGGGGCAGCAGCAAACACAGCCGCAGTCCCAACCACAACAGCAAGGTCAACTGCAGGGCGGTATGCCTCAAGGCAATCCGGGTCAAGGCGGTGGATCAATGCCTACGGGAATGCCTCAAGGTGGTGGCATGCCGAGCGGCGGTATGGCAACCGGTGCTGCGCCCCAAGCCGCAGCCTCTAGCGCCCCCACTGGCCCACTGATCAATGGTATGACGCCTGCGCAGATGTACCAGAAGGGCCAAGCTCTATCGTTGATCGGTATTCCGATGGGAACCGAAATGATGAAAGAGGCGCTGCAGTATGATCCGACGCTGGCCGCGCAGATGCCGACTGACATCACAAAGATGGGTACGCAAGCCGGTATGTCGCCACAGCAAATACAAGCTGCCAATGCTGCGGGGATCACGAAGGCGAACGCAATTCCGATTCGCCCAGGCGGTGGCGTAATGATCGGCGGCCAGATGACCATGACACCGACGATGGCGCCCCCCGGATACCAAAATACTCAAGGCCCTGATGGGCAATGGACCACTTCGGCAGTTCAGGGCGGACCGCAAGCGGTTAGCGCAGCAGCAGCAGCCCAAGCCGGCGGCAAAGCGCAATACCAACTCACGCCAGTTTGGGATCCGACAGCAAACGGCGGCAAGGGCGGCTTTGTCGATCAGACGGTGGCGAATGCTGCCGGCGCCGCAAATGGTGGTGGGGCGCCGAACCCCGCATTGCCCGCACCGATGCGCAATAACAACCCAGGCGCACTGATGCCCGGTGGACAACTCGCGCAGTATTCGGACATGCAAACCGGCCTGAACAAGATGGACCAGAATTTGCAGTCCTACGGCCAACAGGGCGTCAAC